GAACTCCGTTACGGACGAGTTGTCATTGCAACTGATGCTGACCCAGATGGTGGTGACATCTTTACGTTATTTGTTAATCTATTCTATCAGTTCTGGCCTGAACTATTTGATCCTGCCTATGAACCATTCATCTGTCGACTAGTTGCACCTAACGTGTGTTTAACTAAAGGTGATAAGCGACTACACTTCCCAACCCGTACTGAGTACGAGAAACAAAAGAGTAAGTACGCTACTGGATGGACAGTTCACTACTACAAAGGACTTGGCTCAATGGTACGTGAAGACTGGGAGATGATTTTATCTGGGGAAACCGATACTTTAATACCTATCACTGATGATGGGAATATTAAACCCATTCTAGAGTTGTTGTTTGGCTCTGATGCCGATGCTCGTAAAGAATGGCTTCAACAGGAATAACAAATGATACAACAAAATACTATAGACTTTATTAAACACCTAACTAAGCAAGACAAGAAGACACTATCTCAGAAGGTCCTTAAAGTTTGCGAAGAAACGGGAGAGCTAGCCAAAGTGGCTCTTCCATTCGATGATGCATATGCAACAACTCATCGCTTCTCCGACAAAGACAGTATTCTAGAAGAGGTTGTTGATGTTATGCTCACCAGTATTTCCATTGCTTACGATTTGGATTTTACAGATGACGATATCGATGAGATGTTGAATCGTAAACTCAAAAAGTGGGCAGAGTTACAGCAGCGCGAAGAAGAAGTTCAAGATAGTCCAATTCCTTTTGAGATTCACATCACTGTTCAAGGTGCAGATAAGGAATACTTTATCCAGGTGTGCGAACTTTTAGGTGTTAAACCGATTATCCTTGATCTACAAGCCACCGACGGAAAAGCTGTTTTTGATGATGTTATGACATCTTCTGTCCATTATGGTTCTAACCGATCTGCATATGAAACAATGATAGTTCTATCGGATGACTTAGAGAGCCATGGTTTCAATGTAATAAGAGAGAAGATTGAAACTGTACCGTGGCACCCAGCTGCACCATCTCATTCTCACCTAAACAATGAACACAGAGAAGGCCAATACTTCGAAACTCATATAGGCGTTGTATCTTCCGATGATAGACAAGACGATCTTAAAGAGTTCTGTGGCGCGTGGGATATTCACCTATCTAGAAACGTGTTTAAGCGACTCAATGACAACCAGTACATTATCATGTTGACATTTCGAGACTATTATACAGTCCGCGAAGATTTCCAGTTCCGAGTAGAGACTATTCTGGATAGGCTAAAAGAACGTGGGTTTGAATATGAAAAGGTTGTCACAGAATTCTCAATATATGATACTAAAGTGAATCATGATACAAGGTGGCTAGAACTGTGACAGAACTTGAAGAACTAAGAGAGCTGTATATCGAAGATCTAACAGCTGAGACTGTTTGGAATGGAGTCAAGCGAACACGTGTGCACCAAGCAAGTGTGTGGACTAAACTTCCTAGCTTAATTCGATTAGCTCCAGGTATCGATGAGCCTTTTGTTCCTTTCGTTGAACCAGATCGAAAGATTTGGGTTTGGTCGGACATTCATTTCTTTCACCACGACATCATTGATTTTAGTGATCGTCCGTTCATCGATGCAAAGCAGATGAACGAACACCTGGTAGCTAATTTTAATGACTATGTTGATGAAAATGATGTTAGCATTTGGGTTGGTGATGTTGGGTTTGGTCGTGATGGGTTCATTAACGAGCTGTTAGATCAGTGTAATGGTTACAAGATTCTAGTACTAGGTAACCACGACGTTGAACACAACGAAGTTCGCAAACTGGCATTCGACGAAATTCATTTACTATATACCATTAGTACTCCAGAAGTTGATATGGTATTTACTCACTATCCAATGCGCAACATTAAGATGCCTTGGTTCAACCTGCATGGACATCTACATGCTTATCCTATAAGCACGACAGGACATATTTTGCACCACAATATCAACTGTGAGTTGCAAGAGTATCGACCTGTTGAATTGGCCGAGCTAATCAAGTTAGCAAAGATGAGATTAATCACTGCTAGCATGTAATCTATATGGGGTAGGTAACTACCCCATATTCACAATAATAAAAACAATAAAGATGAATAGTTCAGAATATATTGACCAGCAAAGACGAGAATACTCCCTCTATGTTTTAACATCACGAGCTATCCCCTACGCTTCTGATGGACTCAAGGCTGCTGCAAGACGCGTCTTGTGGACAGCAAAAGATGGAAAGAAGTATAAGAGTGCTACCTTGGGTGGTGCTACAATGCCGATCCATCCTCACCAATCTCCTGAAGGTACGATTGATACTCTTGCAGCTCCTTATGGCAATAACGTTCCGTTATTGAAGGGCATTGGAGCTTTTGGTACGCTACTCAATCCGACTGCGTATGGTGCTTCGCGTTATACATCCGTTGGGGTGTCAGACTTCACCAAGGATGTAATGTTTCGTGATATCGAGATCATCCCACTGCAGGATAACTATGATGGGACTCTACAAGAACCTCAACACTTCTTACCTCTTGTTCCCATCGTTCTACTGAACTCCCAAGAAGGCATTGCTGTAGGTTTCTCTACAAACATTCTTCCACGAGATCTAACTGATATCATCAAACATCAGATTGCTGTCCTTAAAGGAACAGGAAAGTCTATTAGAGTTCCACCCCCAGCACTGACACCGATCAATCAGAGAGCTATAGGGACCGTTGAAGATCGTCAGGGAAATACTAAGTGGGTGTTCAGAGGTGAGTTTGAGAAAGTAAATGCCACGACTGTTCGCATTACTAATCTACCCTACGGTATTCTCCACGAAAAGTACGTTGCTAAGTTGGCAAATCTTGAAGAGGCTGGAACAATAACCGAAATTCAAGATAAGTCCAAAGATAAGTACAATATAATCGTAACCTTCAAGAAAGGAACGCTTACGGGGAAGTCTGAGGAAGATATAATCAAGTTATTAAGTCTTGAGACGAACGTTTCTGAGAATATGAACGTCATTGACTTTGATGGGCAGCGTGTGTGGTCAACATCTTATAAAGAACTGCTGATTCAATTTACTGAATGGCGTCTGGGCTGGTATAAGCCTCGATATGAACGTTTAGCTGAGTTGTTGACATTTGATATCCAACGCTATAAAGATATCATATTAGCTATCAAGAAAGGTGTTGGTGGTTATGCTCAGAAGGTTAAGAACCGTGCTGAGTTGAAAGATTACTTAACTGAAATTGGTATTGTTCACGTTGACTACATTGCTGATCTTTCTGTCTACCGTTTCACGGTGGAAGAGAAAGAAAAGACAATGAAGAAGATCAAAGAAGCCGAAGCACAACTAAAAGAGTATCAGAAGCTAATTAAATCTGAAGCTGCGCGAAAAGAAATCTATATTGAAGAACTACAAGAAGTTCTCAATAACTACAAGAAGGGTAAATACAAATGAGCGACACCTGGCTAAACATTAGATTTGGATCCTATCACCTTAAAGCGAAGGGATGGGATTTCTCATTCGAGAAGAATGATTTTCATGAAGGGAAGCCATTCTGGGACATTGAGCTATTTGAGTTGCGAAAGCCATTCAAATAATAAAGGGGGCAGTTGCCCCCTTTTCTTTTTACGAGTATAATAGGGTTATGAAATTAGAAGACATTAAAAAGAGTGACTATATCATTTACGTGGATATGGATGGAGTCATCGCCGACTTTGTAGCTGGTGTTGATGCTCTATTCAAATCTGTCGGAAAAGACAAGTATGATGAGTCCAAGTACGAAGCGTCTCGTAAGTATCGTGACGACATGTGGGACACTATCAGTAAGTATCAAAAAGAGCATGGTGATACTTTCTGGTTGAACCTTCCTGTCATGGAGGATGCTCGGGAATTGTGGGACTATGTGCAGCAGTATAAGCATGAAGTTCTTACTGCAGCTGGACAAGCACAGTATCATGCAGCTGGACAGAAATCAAAATGGATTGCAAAACATTTTGGGCGTGTTGCCGTCCATTCAGTGGCAACATCGAAAGAGAAAGCGAAATTTGCAGCTCCGAAACACATCCTGATTGATGATCGACAGAAGTCAATCGGACCGTGGATTCAAGCGGGTGGAATTGGTATACTTCACACAAGTGCTGCGGATACTATCAAACAACTAAAGGCATTGGGACTGTAATATGTACACAGCTTACGTTTTAAGTGAACAATCAAGAAAACAGCTAGCAGAAGTATTTCCGCCAAAGTTCAGTGACCATATTGGCCATCACATCACTATAGCTTTCGGAGTTCCAAAAGGGACTGAAACTCCTAAGCAACCTACTGATGTCAAAGTTATTGGGTATGTGTGTGATGATGAGGGACTTGAAACTCTGTTGGTTTCTGTTGATGGTTCAGCGGCGAGACCTGATGGAAAAACGTTTCACATCACTTGGTCACTGGAGCGCGATAAGTTTAAGCCGAAAGACTCAAATGAACTCATCGAGCACGGTATTCTTCAGCTAGGTCCCATAGTTCCGATAACTGTAACACCAGCAGTACTCAAATAAAAAGGGCCTTTCGGCCCTTTTTATTTTACTCTTGATTTCCAAGAAACTCAGAAAGCTCTTTCTTCTGTTCCCAGTATTCAACCGACTGTTTAACGTAGTCAAAGGAAACTTCCGTTCCGTTGATCGTGATAATTGGTAGATCTGTAACGCGGCGACTTACTACAAGTTCGAGATGTTCAACAACCACATCACTACCAACAACTGAGTAGACGAAAGGAATTTTCTTTTCGGTGAGGTAGTCCTTTACCTCATCACATTTCTTACAACCTGGCACACCATATAGTACTGTTTCGTTCATTCTTTTTCTCCTTCTGTTTCTAAGTTAACTGAACCCCACACATCAGCCCAAGAACCTGTCAAAGCACCTTTGGAGTAGCTTGACTCTTCGTTCTCGAAGAAGTTAGTGTGACTTGGGAGTACTAACATTTCATCCACCCAAGGCAGAGGATTCTTCTTCTGTTTAAAGATCCCCTTCAGTCCCAAACCGATAAGGCGACGATCTGCAATGTAGCGAATGTACGTATGCATGTCTTCTTTGGTTAGAGGATATTTAAAGTCGTTCGGATCCATTACACTATAAGCAAGATCAATGAACCCATCTTCCAACTCTACCATCTTTTCAGCAATCTTGTACAGCTGCGATTTCAATTCATCATTCCAGATGTCCTTGTTCTCTTTAATGAAGATGCGGAATAATTTTGTCATGCCATCAACATGAGCAGACTCGTCAATAATAGACCACGTAACAATCTTGGTCATACCAGGGAATAGGTTATTGCGACCAAAATTGAGCAACATGACGAACGAGCTGAAAAGCTGCATGCCTTCAGTGAAGGCTGATACAGCACACATTTGTTGAACAATTTGTTTTTCGTCAACCCCAGTAAGTTGTTCGAAGAAATTGTGTTTGTTAGCCATTTCTTCATATTCAAGGAACTCATTGTAAAGAGTTTCTGGTAAGCCAAGCGTTTCTATCAGATGGCTATATGCTGCAATATGAACGGCCTCGCGTGCTGCAAAACCAAGGAGCATCATTCGAACTTCTGGTTGTGGGAACATTGGTAGATAATTGTTCACATAAGCTTTAGCTACATCGAGGTCACCTTGAGTGAACAGACGAAGTAGATGGGTAAGGAATAGCTTCTGACCTGGAGTTGCTCCTGATTTCCAATCCTTTACATCTTGCTGCATACTTACAACACTATGAACCCAGTGAATCTGTTCATGTTCTAACCACAATGTGTACAATTCAGGATAAGTAAATGGCTTAAACGAATCGCGATGGTCTGTTAGTTTTAATTTTGGTTTCTTGCTCATTCTGTTCTTATCCTTCACAACTCAAACATTCTGTCCCATCAACAATGGAACCTAAATCAAATTCTTCTTCGAGACGACGTCTCTCAACTTTTTCTGAAACCTTCTCAGTGTTCTTCAGCTTCTCAGTACGAACGTAGTACATTGATTTAACACCTTTTTTCCAAGCCATGAAATGAATTGCATGGAGACGTTTGATGCTGACATCAGGACGTACAAAGATGTTGAGTGACTGCGATTGGTCAATCTTAGTCTGACGGTCTGCTGCAAGGTCAACTACCCACAGCATATCAATCTCAGCAGCAGTCTTGAACACTTCTTTTTCAAGATCACTAAACGCATCTACTAGTTGAATGGAGCCTTCATTCTGCACAATCTTCAACCAAGTGTCATCGTAATCACATTCTTTGTTTTCAGCTTTCTCTCTAATCAGTTTATCGAGGTACTTATTCTTCTGAATGAATGTTCCGGAGATGGTATCTTGTCTGAAAGCGTTAGCTCGCCAAGGTTCAATGGAAGGTGAAACATTACCACAGATAAGAGCATTAGATGCAGTTGGTGCAATTGCCATTGTGTGAGCAAAGCGCAGTCCAGTACCTTCAAGTAACTTTGGAGAACTCAACTCTGCACCAAGTTTAGCATTGATTACATCAGCGCGCTCTTTGATGGTAGAGAAGATTTTGTTATTATGGACTTTAGACATCACGGAGTCAAAAGGAATGTTGCGCTTCTGTAGATAACTGTGGAAGCCCATAACACCAAGGCCGACACTACGCTCTTCAATTGCAGATAGTCTTGCTCGTGAAATAGTATCTGGAGCATTATCAATAAAGTACTGGAGTACGTTATCCAACATGCGATAAAGGTCTTCAAAGAACAACTCATTGTCTTTGTACTCATCCCACAAATCAAGGTTCAGAGAACTCAAGCAACACACAGCTGATTTATCTTTTGTGGTCATCAGAGTGATTTCAGAACAGAGATTCGACTGAACGACTTTGTATCCTTGATCTTTCAAATACGATGGAATAGTTCTATTAACATTATCGACGAATAGAACATATGGTTCACCACGGCCCTGACCAGCACGCAATTCCAGAACTTTCTCCCAGAGATCACGAGCTCGGACTACTTCATGTACCTTACCAGACTTAGGATCTTTAAGCTCCCACGAGTCATCAAAGTCAGCGTCAAGCATTACTTGCTCAATCAGTTCCATGAACGCATCCGGAATATTAACACCATAGTTAAGGTTAAGACCACGGCGACGTTGGTCACCAGTCTCTTTACGCATATCTAAGAATTCTGAGATGTCTGGGTGACTAATATCAATATACATCGCGTAAGAGCCACGACGAGTAGTTCCCTGCTTATAAGCAAGTGAAGAGTCGTCATATATCTTTACGTGAGGGATTACACCAACTGATTTTTCATCTTGACCACGAATAGCCCAATAGACACCTACACCACCACCCATCATTGACATCCAGTTGGTTTCCGATAGATTATCAACAAGACCTTGCCTCGAGTCTTCTACATAATTCAAAAAGCATGAGATAGGGAGAGCGCTGTTGTTACGACCCATTGAAAGAATAGGAGTTGCATAACCAAACCAAAGTTTGCTTGCATAATCATAAAGACGTTGGGCGTGTGCTGGATCTGAAGAAAATAGTTTGCTGACGTAAGCGTAACGATGTTGGGGAGAGGTCTCGCCAGCTTTCATATAGGAATCTTTTAGGCGTTCCTTGCCGATCTCATCGAGTAGACTATCTCGATCATAATCGATGTTGATGCCTAAGTAGTTTTCAGTGTT